TTTGTCTACGACGGCGAAACAAAGCTGCAGATAACGCGCGTCTATGACCGTCTCGACGGTCTGACGGAACTGCACTGCTCCGACATGAAGGTGGACTGAATGGGAAAGTTTGATTTTGAAATAGATCCGGCTTTTTTGCGAAGTCTCGGTAAGCTGGCGGAAGTTGAGAAATACGCTCCGCAGATGATTGACGCGGCAACTCCGATTTTAGAGAAAAACATAAAATCGGCACTTGCCGGACATCGGCGAACTGGCACGATGGTCAACAGCGTCAAGCGCACACGCGCGAAGAAAGCCAAGAACGGAACATATCTCGCGACAGTCAGACCGACCGGGATGTCAAAAAAATACATCGACAAGCACGGCAAGATAAAGAAGCGCAAAACTCCGGTGCGAAACATGGAAATTTTGGCGCACTTGGAATACGGTACAAAGAACCAAGCACCGACACCGCTGCTGACCAAGGCAGTGAATGACTGCCGCGCGGAATGCGAGTCGGCAATGGCGGAAGTGTTTCGGCGTGAATCGGGGGTTGAAGGATGAATGTGAATCAGCTGATAATGTCCGCACTCGGCGACATGGGAATGAAAATATATCCGAATTTTTATTCCGGTGACGACGAGGAATATATCACTTTTTCCTATCTCGACGAGCGGCCGGAGTTTTGGGCGGACGATGAGCCGATATATGACGGCACATATGTGCGCGTGTCGCTGTGGACGCGGAACAATCCGCAGAAATACAAAAAGCAAATCAGAAAACGGCTCCGCGCGGCGGGCTTTACGGTCACGTCGACTGCGGAGTTGTACGATGAAGAAAAGAACTATGTCCAAATCGCGGTTGATGCCGAGATTGAGGGCGTAGTCAATGATGAGGAGGACGATTAAAAAATGGCCCAGTTTAAAGCATCTCTGCCTGTTTTTGCGCCGATAAAGTCAGAGACTGACTCGGCGATAACCTACGAAAACGGTGCTTTTGTCGGCAAGATGGTCAAGACCGAAGTCAAACCGAACAAGGTCGAAGGCTCTCTCTATGCCGACGACGCGCTGGCGGAGTATGAAACAGAATTTAAAGATGCCGACATCACTCTTGAAACGTCAACTATTCCGGTTGAGGTTTTTGTGAGTATGTTCGGCGAGACGAAGACCGAGGGCACCGGCACGGGCACGCCGAAGCCGACCGTGCTGACCTCAAAGGCGAGCGATGCGCCGGTAAACGGCGGCTACGGCTTTGTTTCCGTCGAGGTCGTGGACGGCGTGAGAAAGTATCTGACTTATGTTGTCCACAAGGTCAAATTCTCGCTTCCGAGCGAGACACACACCACCAAAGGCGACAACATCACCTTTAATACCTCGTCGCTCGAGGGCAAGGCAATAGCGGACAAGTCCGGGGCATGGCGCACCAAGACCTATTACACCACCGCCGCCGAGGCGATCGCCGCACTTAAGACCAAGTTCGGAATCACGGTCTCCGACACATAAACCAAAAAGGAGGAGCGGGCGGGGAAACTCGCCCGCGCGTCTATTTATGAACGCTATTATTTGCGAAACAAAAGAAAGACGGGTTCCGCTGACTATCGGCGGAAAGACATATAATGTCGCTCTGACACTGAACTGTATCGAACAGCTGCAGGAGAGGTATGGCGAGCTTGAGAATGTCTTTGGAGCGTCGAGTGAGGTCAAACAACTTAAGTGGATCCTTGCCGTGCTTATCAACGACGCGGTCGATGCCTACAACGACGACCACGATGTCAAGCTTGAGCATGTCACCGAGAGCTATATCGGCAGAAAAATCGACATAGGAAACATCAGCGAGTACACCGACGTGCTGATGCAGACCTTAGGCGTGTCGCTTCCGACCGCCGAGGAGCTGCCGGAGGACGATGAGCTGAACGCCGCCGTCGATGCCGTGGCAGAAGCGGCAGGACTCGAAGAAACAAAAAACAGCCAAGCCGAGTAATAGTCGATGTTGACCTCTGGATTTTCAGAGCGACGGCATTACTCGGCTTTCCTTTTGCGCAGGCTTGGCGGCTGACCTTGCGGCAAGTCACAAGCCTGTTTGAAAATTATTGCATATGGCATGGATTAGTCAAAAAGGGGGAGGTGGATGATGAGTAGTAAAAACTTCCGCATAGGCTCGAAGATTGTATGCGACGGCGAAGCCGATTTTAATAAGGCAATTAAAAACATAAACAACACCATGCGGCTTTTGCGTTCTGAAGCCAAAAAAAACACACAGGAATTTGCACTGAACAAAGATCAGCTTGGCTATTGCACTTCTCAATATTCGACCTTGAGTCGAACGATGGACGAACAGCGAAATAAGGTCGCCATTATTCAAAAAGCTCTTGAAGATGCAACGAAGCAGTATGGAGAAAATTCCGATGCCGTCAGAAAATGGAGAACAGACCTCAACTATGCACAGGGTGATTTGGCTAAAACAAGCGCGTCGCTTAATGAGATGAGAGAAACCCTTGACAGCGCGGATGAGACCAATTTTAAGGAAGCTGTATTAAAAATAGATGACAGCCTGTCGATACTGAATAGCAACATGAAAAAAAACAGCGCCGTTTTTCTCGAGAACAAAGACCAAATGGCGCTGTGGACGGCGCAGGGAAAAACGCTGTCCGAGTCTGCGGAAAAGCAGCAGGAAAAAATCGAGCTTATCAAAACCGCCTTGCAAAAAGCAAGCGAAAAGTTCGGCGACAGCTCGGAGCAGGTGAGAAGCTGGACTCTGAAGCTTAACAACGCCGAAGCCGAGCTTGCCAAAACGAACGCCAAGCTGAATGAGACGAAAGAAGAGCTTGAAAAGGTCAAGGAAAAGAAGCCTGAGACTGCGATTGAGAAGTTCGGTGCGTCGCTGAAAAACGTGCATGACAAGCTTGAAACTTTCAAGGAAAAAATCAATGTTTTTGATAAGCTGAAAAACAAGCTGAACGATGCAAAGGAGCGTTTTACCTATTTCCGAAAAGGCGCTTCCGAAGCTGGAGACAGCCTCGAGGAAGCCGGAAAGAAAAGCATTAAGTTCGGCGACCTTATCAAGGCTCATGTCATAAGTGACATTATTGTCAATGGCTTGAAAAGTGTTGCCTCGGCCTGTAAGAGTATCGCTAAAGGGGTTTTTGATTTTGTCAAGGAATCAGTCGCAGGCTTCGGCGAGCTCGAGCAGAACCTCGGCGGCTCGGCGGCTGTTTTTGGCAGCTATGCCGATGCGGTCGTTGAAAAGAGTAAAAGTGCCTATAAGAACATGGGCGTTGCTCAGAGCGAATACCTCGCGACAGCGAACAAAATGGGTTCGCTGTTTCAAGGCTCCGGCTTGTCGCAGGAGCGCAGCCTTGAGCTGACCACAAAGGCTATGCAGCGCGCGACCGATGTCGCGTCCGTCATGGGCATTGATACATCGCAGGCACTTGAATCTATCGCCGGAGCTGCAAAAGGCAACTTCACGATGATGGACAACCTCGGCGTGGCTATGAACGCGACGACCTTGCAGGCATATGCTGCCGGCAAGGGCATCAACTTTGTCTGGAACAAAGCATCGAACGCTGAAAAAGCCGAGCTTGCGATGCAGATGTTTTTTGAAAAAACGGAGCAGTATGCAGGCAATTTTGCGCGTGAAGCGGAAAGCACACTGACCGGATCTATCGGCATGACGAAGGCGGCAATGCAGACGCTCAAGGAAAACCTCGGCAACAGCGAAGCCGACCTCGAACCGATGATTATGAATCTCTTAAACTCGGTTAAGGCGGTCGTTAGAAACGCCGCTCCGGTCGTGCAGAATATTATCAATGCGATTTTAGAGCAAACGCCGTCACTGCTTAACGCAGGCGCGCAGATGGTCAACTCTCTGCTCGACGGTCTTGTCTCCAACCTCGCGCCGATACTCTCCGGCGCGGTTGACGTCGTCTTTACTCTGGTCGACGGAATCGTCGCGAATTTAGATCCTATCATGCAGGCGGCGGTCACGCTTATTGTTGTGCTCGTCGGCGCGCTTGCGGATAACATCGACAAAGTGATAGACGCGGCGTTTACGCTCGTCGACTCGCTTGTCAATGCACTGCTACAGGATGATAATCTTTCTAAAATTCTCAACTCGGCAGTCAGACTGGTGATAGAAATATCGACCGGGCTTATCGCCAACGTTCCGCGTCTTATCCCGGCGGCATTTCAGCTGATCGGCGGCATCGTCAAAGGTTTGTGGGACAACAAAGGTCTTGTCGTGGACGCAATTGTCAAGGTCTGCAAAGCAATGCTTGAAGGCTTCAAAAACTTTTTCGGCATACACTCGCCGTCAACCGTTTTTGCCGGACTCGGCAAAAATCTTCTCGAGGGTCTGTGGAACGGTATCAAGAATATGAAAGACTGGCTTATCCGAAAAATCAAGTCTCTCGGCTCCGCCGTCACCGACGCGATGAAATCGGTGCTCGGCATACACTCACCGTCGACCGTTTTCCGCGACCAGATTGGTAAAAACATGGCTCTCGGCGTTGGCGTCGGCTTTGAAACCACGATGCGCGATGTCGCAAAGAGGATGACCGACTCCATACCGATGGATGTCGACATCAACGCGACCGGAAATTTCACGGCGCGCCGAGCGCAGGCAGCAGTCAGCGGCGGCAATAAAGTCTATAACTTTAATGTCACCATAAACGCCGCAGACGGCGGAGGCGATGTGAGGGCTCTCGCTTCGCGCATCGCCGAGGAAATCTACGACGAGATGCGCAGAAAGGAGCGGGCATATGCCTAAAACTTTCACTTTCAATTCCAAAAAATCGAGCGACCTCGGCCTTGTGGTGCAGGGGGCAACAATCAACAAAACACCGGCGCGGCCGTATGATCTGCAAAAGATTCCCGGCCGCGCCGGACTTTTGATAATTGACTCGAGCATAGATGATCTTGAAAATGTCGAAATCACCTACACCGTCGGCTGCAAAGACATCGCGGGAAACCGTGACGCTGTCGCGGACTGGCTTTTCGGCAGTGCGGCATATGCCAAACTGGCGGACAGTTCCGACGCGAGCAGTTACCGCATGGCGATCTGCACGAGCGGGCAGGACTGGGACGAGCAGATCCGAAATTTCGGCACGGCGAAGCTGGTATTCAGCTGCAAGCCGTTCCGCTTTCTGACCTCCGGCGATGTCAAAACGACGCTGACGGCGGCGGGGAAAATCACCAATCCGACGGCGTATTCCGCGCTGCCATATATCAAGATATACGGCAGTGGAAACATCACGCTTTCGATTGGCGGTCAGTCTTTTCCGTTTTTAAACATCGGCAGCTATATCGAGTGCGACAGTGCCTTGCAGCTGGTCTATACCGGCGTGACCGGCAAACCGGACAGAGCCAACTTTGACAGCTTTCCGGTGCTGTCACCCGGGGGAAATGCTATAAGTTGGAGCGGCGGAACCGTGACCAAGGTCGAGATCGTGCCGCGCTGGAGGCGCTTATGATACCGATACTTTATAAGCAGGACGCAAAAGCAAAAATCGGCTGGCTTGCCGAGGCGAGCGACTGCCAATGCACGGAGGAGCGCAACGGTGTCTTTGAGCTCGAATTTCAATATCCGATGCTCGGCCGCTATGCCGCCGAGCTTGTGATTGACCGTTATGTTAAGGCAAAGCCAAACGCAAACGGAAAAAATCAGTTTTTCCACATCCGCAAAGTGTCAAAGCCTATCAACGGCATGTTTACCGTTAGCTGCGAGCATATCAGCTACGCACTTTCCGGCTATCCGGTGCCGACCGTTTCGGCATCTGGCAACGCGCAGGTCGCTATCAACGCCATATTGACCGCCGCAAAGAATCAGCTCGGCAAGGACACAGGCTTTTCCGTGGCGACGACCGATATCACTCTGTCGTCGTCAATCGCACTGACCAATGTTTCGGCGCGCGCTGCGCTCGGCGGAGTGTCCGGCTCCGTCCTTGACGTCTACGGCGGCGAGTACGAGTTTGACAATCACACGATAAAGTTGCACAAGGCGCGCGGCAAAGATCGCGGGGTCAGAATTGCATACGGTCGCAACATGATGGAGTTAAAGTGCGATATCGACATGGACAGCGCATACACCGGCATATATGGCTATGTCAAAAACGACAATGTCGACTTGCACAGCTATAAGGCAGTGACCAACTCAAGCGGCATCAATGCAAAAACGCTGATACGCGACTTTTCGTCCGATTTTTCGGGCGGCGATAGCGAAATCACGCAGAGCGGGCTTGACTCGGCGGTGGCGGCATACGCGGCGGCAAATGACATCAACTCGCCGACCGTGTCAATGACCGTGTCCTTTGTGGACTTATCGCAGTCGCCGGAATACGCGAGTTTTTCCGCACTTGAATCTGTCAGCCTTTGCGACACAGTGCAGATTTACCACAAAGACCTCAATATCAATATCAAAGCAAAGGTAATTAAAACGGTCTATGATGTCCTGCGCGAGCGGTACACATCCATTGACCTCGGATCGCCGCGTGCGAATTTTGCCGACGTCATAAAACAGACGGTCAACGAGGCCAAAGACCTGCGCGGTCAGCTCGTCTCGGCGAAGTCCGACTTGACGGCGGCATACGAAAAGGCGATAGCCGACGCAACGGCGGCAATCACCGGGAACAGCGGCGGATATGTCCGACTCAACCCGCCGCAGAATCCGCAGGAAATTTTAATCATGGACACGCCGGACATCTCGACCGCCAAAAACATATGGCGGTTTAATCTTTCCGGCTTTGGTCATTCGTCCGGCGGCTACTCCGGGCCATATAGGACAGCAGTCACGCAGGACGGTCACATTGTCGCTGACTTTATCGACACGGGCATTCTAAACGCGAACATCATCCGCGCCGGCATAATGCAATCTGCAAACGGCGAGTTCTCTTTTAACCTTGAGTCCGGACACATCGAAGCTTCCGATATCAACATCACTGGCGGCGACATAAACCTTGACGGCGGTCAGTTGTCAATCTTAAACAACGACGGTTACAAAGCAGACTTTTCCGGCGGAGTAGTGGAGCTCTATCAAGGCGCAGGAACTGGCACTGGAACAGGCACAAAATATCTGTCGCTTTACAACTCGCTTATAGGCGGTAAATGGTATGCCACACTCGCAAGCCCGTCATATACGCTCGGCGGCGTTCCGTCCGGCGGGTTTAGAATCGGAACGAGCACCGACAATGTCTCAGCGCTGAGCTCCTGGAACACTGATTTTGCGCTAATCAGCAAAGATAACGCAAGGTTCCGCAAAAAAGTCGAGGTAAACGAGTCTTTAAGTGTTGCGACAGGCGGCGATGCCATCGGGTTTATCGCGCATGCGCCAAACGGCGCGAACGATGTAAGCGCGGAGCTTGGTGCTACGAGTGACGCGAGCGCACTGCTGCAAATCGTCAACAACACCAAAGGCACGGTTCCGGCGCGAATTGAAATCTACTCGAGCGGGACAAACGGAAAGGGCATGACTTTAAAGCTTACTTCCGGCGGCGGTTACACCGGACGGCTATTTTTAGACACCACCGGACTGTATGCCGAATTTAACGACAGCGGCGACTACAAAAAACTCGCTTAGGGGGCTATTATGACAAAATCAGAAATCGAACAGAAAATCGCAGAGGTCAAAGCGCAGGGCGACGCCTTGCAGAAGCACAATTCACAGCTGATGCAGCAAATTGAGGTCAACAAGGTCGAAATCGCGAAGATTATCGGCAAGCTTGACCTTTTATCCGAAATGCTTACAGACTGCGAAAAACAGGCTGCAGAGCCCGCGAAAGAGGAGGTAAAGGAAGATGCAGGAAAGAACGATAAAAGTCGAATACAGCCGCCCGCGTGGCTACGACGTAGGCTATCGCGCGGAAAATAACTTTACCGTGCTTGCCTTGCCGGTGCCCGCCGAACTTAAAGACGCAGATAGCTATCGCGTATATTTTGAGTCGACGGTCGGCGAGCATCTACAGACAGAGCTATTGACTCCTGTAGACGGCTATGTGACTGTCAAAATTACAAGCGATGTTGTGCCCGAGCCGGGCAACATGGCGGCGCAGCTTGTCGCCTTTGCGGACGGCGAGATAGTCGGCTATGCGCCTGTGATAACGGGCACTGCAAAGGCGTCAATCCCGGACGGCACAGAGCGGTTGGGTCATAGCCTTGCCGCCGAAATCGCGCTTAACACCGCCGCACGGCATTCGCACGACAACAAGGCTGTCTTGGATAAGTTTGCCGAGTCAAAAGACGGCAAGCCGACCTATGACGGCGAGGCTTTAGGCGGTGGCGGTGGAGCGGGCGACTTCATAATCAAAATGACGGTCACAAGCGACGACAATGGTAAGTATACGGTCACGTCTTGCAGCACAACAGTTGAGCAAATTGACG